GTATTTCTACATTTGGTTACGTTCCGGGCGACTCCTCGACTTGGAACATCTTAGGGTTCACAGTTTGGGTCGACGGCGCGACTATCCCTAGCGACACCGCAAACTTCAGGAACTACGCAGGCACATACCAAACATATAGCCAATCGCCCGTTTTCAGCGGCTTTGCGGTAACCGAGTGGTGGACGCTCAAAAATGCGGACGGTTCACCGGGTCGATCTTCTGGCGCGCGTTTTATGCCTCGCTACGCTGGGTTCCCGAACATCAACTGGCCCGGTATCAACCCTGAATACTTCGGCGCGCGGTTTAGCTTGTACGGCGACGAGACCAAGCCAGCTAAGGCTTCGATTGTGATCCAGTTCGCTGAACAGGGCGAATATGAGATTAAGGTACAGAGAATCGGAGACACCGAGAACAGCGACGACAAGAACCAGTACTTCAATGCGGCGTATTGGTCGCGTATCGCGTCGCGGGGTTACCCATTTACCGACATTGAAGACGGACGTCGATCTGTACTCAACCTGAAGCGAAAGCACACCATGAGTGAGATTCGCCTCGAGGCTTCGGAGAATGTACAAGGCAACCTGAATCAGATAACCGGGACCGTGACGTCAAAGCTCCGGGGTCACAACGGTAGCGGGTGGACAGACCCTACAGACAGCCGCAACCCGGCGTGGGTGGTGGCGGATATCTTGACCGGGCATAGGGCGCAACAAATTCGTTATCCTTATGACTCGCAAGATTGCCCCGGTTACGTGAGAGAAGATCAGTTAGACCTGCAGTCGTTCCGACAGTTCTCGCAAGTGTGTCGAGAGAAGGTCGAATACGAGTTCAAGGGCGAGACGTTAGAGCGGTTCCGGTACACCACAGATATCGTATTGGCGGCACAGTCTCCGGTCATCGAAACAGTACAGAATATTCTAGCGATGTGTCGCGCCCAGCTTATTATGGGGCAGAATGGACTCATTCAGATAATGCAGGACATCGATCGCGGATCGCAAGTCCGACAGTTGTTCACCCCTGCAAACTCGTGGGGATTCAAGGGAGAGCGCATCTTCCCCAACATTCCGCACGGACTGAACGTGGAATTTGTATCGCCAGAGTTGGGGTATCAGAAGGGCGAAGTTACAGTGTATCGCCCCGGTTATGACGCTAACACAGCGACGATATTTGAAGATCTGAAGACATTCGGTTGTACTAACTGGCACTTTGCCGCTCAATACGGAATGTACAATCTTGGTCAGATGGTACTGCGCCAAGAAACGTTTACCCTTAACGTCGCGGCTGAGTCTCTGGTCGTTCAGCGAGGCGACGTGTGCGAGGTGGCGTTAGATCAAGCCGCATTAGGTGGTGGGTCGCATCTCATTGTAGATCAGATGTCAGCCAACACTATAGTCATTAGTGAGGAGCCGAACGACTACCCCAACCCATGCTATACGATCAAGTGTGACGACGGTGTATTCCAAGGTGTGGTCAGGTCTATAGTTGGTCGCACCATTCAACTGGACCGGGATTTTGCCAGTCCTCTTGCTGGGCGCGGATTTATCGTCATAGGTGAGCAGAACTACGTTACCAAAAAGTACATCGTGAACGCAATCCGTCCATTGCCAGATTTCTCTGCGGAGCTTAGTCTAGTACCATACGATGAGCGCGTGTATAGGACTGATGACGGTGACTTCCCAGAGTGGACACCCGGCGGCGACGGTGACCCCCAGAACCCGAACAACGGCGGCAACGCAAGGACAGTAGACCTAGAAGGCTACTCCTATTTGGAGTACATCAATCGACAACCTATATCGGTGTCGGTCTTGACTTGGGATCTACTCACAGCAGACGCGCAACTGTCAGCTTGGAAGATTACATGGACAGCGGCAGGACAGTCAGTCGTAATCGACGTTGCGACCTTAACGGCTGAAAAGCGAGAATTTGAGCACAAGTACCAATCTAATACCAACGAATTTGGGCCTGGAATTTACACTGTCACGCCTGTTACCCAGTTAGGCTACAATGGTCAGGGGTCAGCGGTGTTTGTTAGTCAGTCTATTGACCGCATTCCACCAGACGCGCCAGAACCCTTCGTTGTTGTGGCGGAGCCGGGTTGGACAAGATTTTATTGGAAGTCTCCAGATGCGCCCGACGTAGGCGGCTTTACGCTCTACGCTAAAAAGACCGAAGGCGACAACGTAGAATGGCGAGAGATTGGAAAAGCCGCCGTGTTTGATGAATACAAGATCTTTCCTTACAGCATGGATGCTTGGGGAGAATCTTTCGGTATCGTGTGCACAGACACGTCAGGCAACGACAGCCCGATGGCAGTGTACGATGGCCTGATTGATGGCGTACCGGGACCGGGTCTGGTAGAACCGTTCGATTGGTTCGGTCCAGAGGGTGCTCGTCTCGAATGGAAGGATCTATACGACCCATATTCGCTCATCGTCGAGTACGATCTCAAGCACGACCCGGACCCAGACTCACAGGACGTGATCGACGCACAGTTCATGGACTTTGTCAGCCCCGGAACAGAAACGTACGCCTTGCCCGCTAGTAAAGCCGAGGGTTCTTATTGGATCAGAGCTACGGACAAGTGGGGCCAAGTCGGACCGTGGAACAAAACAGGCTCTAACGAACTGGACTACAAGATCGAAGGACAACTTACTCAGTCGATATTCTACGTCGATCGATATCCCAAGTCTGACGTCGACATATCGTGGGATGCGGTTGGTAGTGAGGCCAATCTTATCACTTCGTACCGGGTAATGCTCTACCCGCGTCAGGTGAACCCTTACTACAACCGGGTTACAATACCCAAGAGAGATCCGATCACAATCTACGAAGGAACCGACACTAGTGTTAGTTCGACTGTAGACCACTTCCCGCAGGGCGACTTGTATCACCAAGGTCAGATTGTGATAGACGGTCTGGTAGACGGTGTTGTGATGGGGTCTGGACGCGCGATTATAGAATGGGAGCTTATATATGACACGGAAGGCCCTCCCGCGCCCGAGGACTTTATTCTGACTATTAACCCGGTAGATCAGGAGGAGGTCACTGCGACGTGGCTCCCGTCAAACGCCCCGGACGTCGAAGACTATGAGATCCGCTACAATTCCAGGACTGGCGGAGATTGGGAAGACTCTCAGGTGGTGGGCCGCACAGCTTGGAACGTATACGAGTTCACCGGCCCCTATCGCCCCGGCAAGTACATGATAAGGGCAACCGACACCAGTGGCAATGTCGGCCAGATGGCGCAATTCCTGCTCAACCCCGGCGGCATAGACCCGAACGAAGGATGGGAGCTGTTGCAGGTGATACAGGGCCATCCGTTGTGGCTGGGTACATTAGAGAATCTGTTCAGGCGAGAGAATTCGCAGACCATATTCCTAGACCCCAATACACCGGTGGAGAATGGCGTTCAGGAAGCGTTCTTCTACTACGAAGAGACTAGCTTCATACCGACGCTGGGCGAGACACGCATTGTGAGCGAGGATCTCGTCGCGTTTGAAGAGGACAACGGCGAGTCTTGGGAGTTCATGTCTGATTGGCCGCTAGTGAGTGATGTAGTGACTCTTGCTGACCCCGGCGGCACTGGAGCTGAGGGTAACGTAGACCTCTACCACGAAGTCCAGTTGCCCGGAAGCGACGTATGGCAGGAGTTCACGTCCTCCGAATTCCCGATTACGGGCGAATTGAAGTACCGAATTAGACTGATCAACAGAGAACCCGACGCGGACGCGGGCATTCGTAAATCTAGAATTCTGATATACGCACAAAAGGAAGAGACCCCATGAATAAAGACGAAAGAATGGTGAGGCCAGCGAATTGGCCGATCGACGCTTTTACCGAGTCGGGCATCGATTTAGCACAGCACCTAAACGAGATGGTAGACGCTCTTGACTCGACTAACTTCACAAACAGTGAGACGCGGCCTGATTACCTGACTGCAGGCGGACTTTGGACACAACAGGTCCAAGGTGGCAAGGTGTCTCTCTATATGTACACCGGGTCAGCAGACATTCTAATCGGTGACACGGACGGAATCGGTCCTGATCAGATTAACATGACAGAGATCCTTGAATTCCTAGAGCAGAATTTAGACTTTGGCGTCGTGACCTTTAACGAACGCGATGGCGCGGTTATGCCAGCAGAAGGTGACTACACAATCGATCTTATGGGCGACGTCGGTCTCTCTGCGCTAGTTAAAGACGACTACCTCCAGTGGAACGGCACAAGCTGGGAGAACAACCCGCCGAAGCTGATCGAGACCGAGCTTAACTTTATGGGCGGGTACGACTTGACCACCGCGCCCCCGGCCAGCCCTGCACACGGCGACATGTACATTAACAACAACGCAGGCACAGCGGCCAGTGGCTGGGCAGGCATTAATGGTCAGTACATTAATGTTGGTAACGCGGTGGGCTACTCCAAGAACCACAACGCAAACGGTGACCAAGTCCCTGAAGGCACTGGCGGAGCTTGGTTCCTACTAGGTGCGGTGTTCACCGGGGGTATCACTAGTATCGGCGCAGGGTCGGGTATCTCTGTTAACCCCGCCACTCCAACAGCGCCAGTAGTGTCTATAAACAGGACAACTACCGACGCTTGGTATCAGGAGAAAGGGAATTACGAGCCAGCGTTCAGCAAGAACAGTGCGTTTAACAAGAACTTCGGCACAACGTCGGGTACGGTAGCTCAAGGAAACCACACCCACAGTGAGTACGCATTGAGCGGGCACAATCACAGCGGGGTATACTCACCTGTCGGCCACACTCACACAGAGTACGAACCCAAGTTCGCCAAGAACAGTGCGTTCAACAAGAACTTCGGCGGTCAGTACACCGAAGTCGCGAGAGGCGACCACACTCACACCGGGTACGCGCCCAGTTCACACAACCATAGTGCGGCGAATATCACTGCCGGTACTTTTGCGTCATCGTCGGTTTACACCTTTAGGTCTGGTCTCGATCTAGGCGACCGGCTGAATGTGACGTACATCGATGCGTCGAGTGTCATCCGATCCAAGGCCGACGTGATCGCTTATTACACTTCAGATGAACGGCTGAAGGATCGCGTCCAGCCGATTGAGTGTGCGCTACAGAAGGTACTGCAACTACGCGGTGTCGAGTACGACTGGAACGACAAGCAGGATATTTATGAGGTCGGCTCGCATGACTACTCAGTTATCGCGCAGGACGTTGAGACTGTATTCCCAGAGTTAGTGCGAGAACAGGCTAACGGCTACAAGGGCGTTAAGATAGAGAAGCTTATAGCGCCTATGATAGAAGCTATGCGTGAGCTGTCCGAAGAAGTCCGAATGCTTAAAGCCGAAGTGGCCACACTGAAAGGAGAAGACTAATGGCTTTAGCCCCGAACGGAATGCTGAAGATGACCCAGATCTGGGCCGAGTTCGCCGCAGGAACTATCAGTAACTTTAACCTTCGCCGAGATGGATCGACCAATGCCGATTGGTGTCCGAAGAATACAAGCTTGGGGCGCGGCCACAACAACTGTGCGATCAGTCATTACTGGGGCGCATCGTCTACGAGTTGCATCGTCGGATCGGGCGGCAACAGCGTCGTCACCGAAGGTGTATGGAAGATCCACAAGATCACAAACAGCAACGCTTCGACTCGTTTCACCGTTACGTCTATCGCTTCTGGCGGCATGGATAACAATCTTTATCGTATGATAACGGCTGGCGGCGGCGGCGGTGGAGGAGGAGGCAACGCTCACCAGCAAAATGGCGGAGCTTCGCGTTGTGGCGGAGGAGGCGGCGGAGGCCAGACGGCTCTGGCTACCTATGCCGCAGTCGCTGGCGCTGGCAATGGCGCTGTTCCCGGAAAGCCCGGAGCAGGAGGCACTTATAACAATCGAGGCGCAACCGGAGGAAGCACGATTGTCGATGCTTCTGCAACGTTTTACGGCGGGGGCGGCGGCGGAACTTACTCAAATGGCAATACCGAAACCGGCCTTGGCGGCGGAAACGGCGGAGGTGGCGCGGGCAAGTACGGCGCGAGCAATTCGTTCGCGGGCGGAACAGGCCGTCAGAAAAACGGCGGAGCTGGCAACTCAGGTGGCGGCGGAGGAGGAGGCGGGTCCGAGCAAGCTGGTCAGGCTGGCGTTCCGGGCGCGAATGACACCTACCGATACGGCGGCAAGGGCGGCAACGGTCTCAACTACACGGTTCAGCAGACCCGATACGGCGCTGGTGGAACAGGAGCCGGGATCGGGCATTACAAGGATGGCGGCGTTAAGGGCGGAGGCCGTGGCGGCAAGTCGGTTTCTCCTACGCCATCGACAGGCTATGCCACAGCAGGATCGGAGAAGGGCGCTGGAGGAGGTGGCGGCGGGTCGTACAGCAACGGCGTCTATGCCGAATCGGGCAAGCAGGGTGACTACGGCGCGATGTATATCGCATACAGAACTTGTTAAGGAAGGACGGATATGAAGATCAAATATGAGATTGAAGAATATGAGCCTGAGAGAGAGTATATCCTGCTGAAGTTTACTTCGCCGGATAACCCCGATTGGCAGTATTACAAGTCGCTCAACCCACCCGACTTCAGCAAAGAGAAGCTAGAAGAACTAATCGCGGCGGTCGGTTCCGTAGTCACCGGATTCTGGAATAGGGCGCAGGCTCACAAGAGTGAATGCCCGATTCCCATGACTGGCGAGATGGACGTTGAGCCAGAGGTTTATATGGCGCAAGAGATACACACGCGTTCACTACCCCAGCCCGAGTTTGACGATTGGACTGAGTACCTTGTAGCCCAGGATATTACCTCACCATTTCAAGAAACAGTAGGTTGGGACATCGTTAAATACACCGAAGAGGAGGCGGAACAGCAGTACCTACATATGGAAATGGGATGTCGGTTTCAACGTAACGACTACCTTTTCCAGAGCGACTTTATCAATTTCCCAGACGCTCGCATCGCAAACGTTCAAGAATGGCTAGAATATAGACAGTATCTTCGTGACCTGCCAGAAACACCCGGTTGGCCGAAAAATATTAAATGGCCTGAGCGACCTGAAATCGTAAAGGAACCAGTTGAGTAGGGGCCGGGGCCGTCCATCAGTGACCCTTCGTTGATGCCCGGCCCCGCTCATTCGTTTTTCATAAAATAGGACGGCAAAAATGAAAAAACAACTATTAAGTGCGGCAGTAGCCGCTTCAATATCGACCACCGTGTCGGCACATCAATACATCAACGGTAACGGTACGGGGCAAGTCCTTTTGTACCCTTTTTATAGTGTGCTTAATGAAAGTAACACCTACATGCACATTATAAACACAACCGACGAGAATAAGGCGATTAAGATTCGATATTTGGAGTCTAGGAACTCTGAAGTAGTGTTAGAATTCAACGCCTACATGCCAGCCGACGATATCTTGGCTATTGCTATCGACAAAGACGAGAAAGGCGGTGCGGCGCTGATCACAGCGGACAGTACCTGTACGATCCCAGAGCTGGGAACGGCCAACGGGTCTTACGACGGGTCGCAAACCACGACGTTTAGTGGTGACACTCTGCGAAGACAGCCGTTTGTCCCTTTTTTGTACGATGACGAAGCAGGCGACCCTTCTATAGAGCGTACCAAAATCGGCCACGTTGAGGTTATAGAGCTTGGAGTCGTCGATTCGTCTATAGACCTTAGCGACTGCGACGGCGTGATGAAGCTGTGGACCGAAGGGGTCTGGGCAAGCAACGTAGCCACCAGCGTCACTACGCCCACAGGCGGGTTAGCAGGCAATGCAATCTTCATAAACCCGAATAAAGCCTATGCGATGAACGTCCCGGTTACGGCGATCGACGGTTGGGCCAAGCCCGGAGTTAACTATCACACCGGGACTGGCACGTTAGAGCCTACCCTAGACGACGGTGCAACGAAGGCTTTAGTCAACGACTTGATCTATGACTACACAGGCCAACCTCGCGCCGGGGCGATCGCAATCTCTGCGGTACTGACCACTCAATCGGTCTACAATGAGATCCAGACTGAAGAGGCTATCGCGGCAGAAACAGACTGGGTGGTGTCAGCACCGACCAAGCGCTTTTTCGTCAACGCCAGCACAGCATACGCTCCCTACACCACAGTGTACGACGGAGACGAAGTCAACAATACCGCTTGCGAGTCCGTCAACATTACTAGGTATGATCGTAGTGCCAATAGGTCGACGGGGACTGGAACGTTTGTACCGGACAGCACTGGCGTAGAGGGCAAGCTGTGCGACAGTATCGGCTTTATGGCGTTTGCTGAGAATTCAGCTCTGTTGATCGACGACGCTACCAAGGTCTCATACCCCTACGGGTCAGGAGCCGCGCGCATGAACTTAGATAACCAGCTACCAGCTGACAATGCAGGCAAGGTGCTTAACGGACTTCCGGTAATCGGTTTCGCCGCAACGCGTATCGTAAACGGGCAGATGAGCTACGGGTTTGCTCAAAGCCACAAGACGTTGACTGTCACCAGTGGCTCTTAAGGGTCTAGCATTCGCGCTCCTCCTCGCTACGGCGGGGGGTTGCGCGTTAACGCCTGAACAACTGGAAGCGCTTCGGTCGATGAGCGGCAAAGACGAAACGCCAGAGATCCAGATCACCATAGTAATAAACGACAATGACGATGAAGTCGAGGTCGATACTAGTGAGTGATGAAGACTACGAATTGATGGAGCGTTTAGTAGAAGCGTTGGAACGGATAGCTGACGTGCTTGATCAATTGAAAGAGGACGACACCCCTAGGAGTTAGAGTGCCGTCCTCAGTTTTTACCCACAGCCGTCGGGTAAAACCTTAAACCAGTTCGTTCATCAATGCGGCGTAACCGCACATATCAACCGCGTGGTCGTCCGAGTGACCAAGCCTGGACCTTGCTATCTTCAACAGCACCATCAGTGCCGCCACATCTTTAGGCTCTAGTCTATCCTCTATACAGAGGTAAGTGGACCACAAATCGGCTACGATCTGGAAGTTGTCTTTTGGGTCACCGTGCGTCGCTTGTCTGTCTATGACCGTCTGCGCGGCGGCGTCTATAGTCTCTTTTCTATTCATACTCTAAATCTCCGAGTTGTCGCTGTGTTCCTGATTCTAGCTGGTTTAGCAGTGCCTGAAGGCCCATGGCGCACAAGTCAGCGTATAGCTCCTTCTTCACCACTTCGGCGTGTTCACCGACACCAAACCGTCGTAAATATTCAA